TCATCATAATAAGGACTTATATTTAAATTCGTTTTTTGTGGCATTTTTTAAAATTCCAAGATGATTTTAATGTCTTCCTTTTGTCTAGGGTTTCTAGTTACTAATGGTCGATTGTCCAAGTAAATTATTTCACCTGACTTTTTATTTATCTCAGGAGAAGCAAGACCATTTGTGAAGTTAACTCCTAAAGATATTACCTTGTTTCCTGATGGATTAGTACTTATTCCAGTAAAGTTTTGATCTACGGTAGCAGAAAATCCACTTGTGGATATTATACTTTCAGCTGAAGATTCAAATGCTAAAACTTTAGACCCAGTTGTAATTCCAACATAGTCTGTCTGATCAGCACTAGTCTGATTAAAGAATAGTGATCTATCTTGATAATACTTAATTACATCAGTGTCTGTATCATAAGAAACGATATACCCCTCTGCTGTTCCACCAGTAACTGTTTGTCTAATTTTCTCCCCAATAACTGGAGTTCCAGTAGGAGAAACAATTTTTATTGCATTAACTGATGAAAAATCATTTGCAGTATATATTGATGTTGATCCAATAGATGTTGGATTTTTTATAATACTAATTTGTGCAAATTTAGTATCTGTTGGGAAATCTTTAGTTGAATCATCAAATCTTGCATAAACTAAAATTTTATCGGTTCCTAATTCTTTATACAAATCATATCCATGACCTCTGGATGGTGGAATAATCGGTATTAGTTTAGCAAAATTACCAACAGATACACCCGAATTACCAAGTGGACCTAAATCAACCATTCCATAAGTATATCCTTGACCACCTGAAGAAACTACTGTTTTTATTATTTTACCATTACTATCTGTGTCAAGAACAACCTTTGCACCTGTCCCATCTCCAACAATATCAACCTCTTTACCAACAACATTCTGAGAATATCCAAAACCTTGTTTGTCAATATAAACTTTTTTAATTTGGTTATTGTTTATGGTTGAGTCTCCATTCTCTCTTACAGATTGTATTTGAGTTTCAGATGAAGTTGGCCAATCACTAGGAACTGAGATATATTCAGTTGAATCAAACTTTATAATATCACTTGGAGGAACAGTAAAAAGATACTTCCAAATATAACCATCACCACTCTCTCCTGCTCTTGATGGTTCTAAATCAGTAAATAAAGGTTCATCCTGTGACGCATTTCCTGTTGAACTAATACCAGAAGAACCATTATCAATACAAACATAAACATCAAAATTTTTATTAATTACATAGTAATTTGATGCATATAATCTTGTAGAGTTTGTTACTGGTGATGGATTAGTAACACTATAATCATGTCGATATATTTCATATCTTGTACCTTGTGTCCAATCTCTTCTTGTTATTAATCTTCTTATATTCGCACTAGTAACCTTTTTACCAAATATTTGAGTGTCTCCACTATGATCCACATAATTAAAATTATCTGTTGGACTTGGTGTGTTTGTATTCCAATCTGTTGTTCTACCAAAACCAACCGCAAGAGTTGGATTGGCAAGACCCAATGTAATATAATATGAATTTGTAGAGTCATCCACTGTCTCTACAAAGTTGTTTGCATTTAGAATTCTAAATTGATCTGTTACAATTGCAGCCATATCATTAGCTTTTTTCTATATTTATACTACCCAAGATCCTTTCTTAATGAACCACTGTCTCTAAGACCGAAATCTCTTCTCTGAATAGATGGGTAAGTCGTTAATCCAGAGTCTATTGTTAATCCAGTAACACCTATTGATATTGGATTTGCATCCCTTGTGAAACCTGTTAATCTTCCCCAAGAGAAACCACCGATTGTTGAACCAGAGGTCTCTATACCAGTGGTATTAACACCACTCATTATATTACATGTAATAATACCAACACCAGAATTATAGGCATTTATGAAGTAGATATTATCAACACATGTAGTTCCAGTTGCAACAACAGTAGAATTATCACTCACAACTGAGGTAACACCATGTCCAACTTGTGTTCCAAATATGTATATAGGATAACCAACTTTCAGATCTGTAAGAACTGAATTTGGATTATTTGTTAAATCGGCACTTATATTAAATTTAAGTGCTGTTGGATGTCCAATTCCACCAGTTACACCTATACCTGTAATTGCACCATCAAATCCCTGTATAGTAGTGATAGTATCAATATCCTCTTTAATTGGTCTTGGAAGTTGAGCAAGAACTTGAGGAACTGCTGATATCGTATAACCTAAACCAGGATTTGTAATTGTAGTGTTAGTTATAACACCATTCGTAATAGTTGCAGTTGCTGTAGCAGTTACTCCAACTCCAACTCCAATAACACTAGGTGCTGATATTGATATAGATGTAGTAGAACCCACATACCCACTTCCAGAATTTGTTATGTTAAGTGCTTGAATTGTTCCACCAATTGAAACAGTTGCAGTAAATGCAGCAGATACAGGATTTGTGGAACCAACCACTAATCCACCAACTACAATATTAGTTAAAGCAGAGTAATCTTCTTCATAATTAAAGAATTTTGCATTATCAAGGAATAATTCATCACTGGTTGTTGTTATATCATCAATAATTTTAGCAGTTGGATAAACCTGTGATTCGATTGAATCTCTAACTTTAGATACTACTTCACCACCTATTTTCTTATCAATTTTCTGTTTAGTCCAGTTAAATGGTTTATAAACAGATTCATTAATACCCAATCCAGTATAAATGTTAGTTTCAACTTCATCAGATCCCAATATCGAGAATATTGTTCTTGGATCTTGACCTGTTGTTATACCAATTTTATTTAATTGAACGACATCACCTGTTTTTATAGTAGGTGTTATTGATGCTCCTGCAGAAACTTGAACAGAATCAACACCAGTCGTACCTTTATAGAAGAATATATCAATAATATCATTAGCATCAGGTGCTTGTACAAAATCAAATGATGAACCACCATCAAATGTATAAGACTCACCTGGTTCTTGTATCACCCCATTTACAAATACAAGCAATAAAGCATCAAGATCTATAAGTGATGAATCTGGATTATCTGGATCTATTTCAAAACTTAAGAGACTTGCATTGTAGAATAATGGGAATCTCTTTCTTACACCATTCTGCAAATCTCTTACAGAATCAATAAAATCAAACTGACCAAAGTTCCAAGATGAATATTGATCTTGGAACACTTCAGTAACTGTTAATTCAAAATCACTAATCAATTGTGAAGTGTTTAAGAACCTATCAGTAACTAATCCAACAGGTTTGAATACATCACCCAACTTAAAGTTATAACCATTATTATTCAGTTTAAAATTAACTACCTCATAAGAAGTAGATCCTATACCAACTGTGGTATCAGCAGCTCCTACTTGAATATCCACAGTTACACCAGTTCCAGTATCAGTTGTTGATCCTATACCTCTTCTAGAGACTCCAACAATTGGCAAATTCTCATAAGATGGTGCAGAAACTTGAATACTTGGAGTAACATATCCTTGTCCAACACTACTAATATTGAATTTAAGTGCACCACCTGTACCAGTATTTGTAATACCAACATTTACAGTGAATGTATTAGTAGTTTTCGCAGTGATTGCTAAAGTTGCATTATGCGCTGGATCACCACCTGATGAACTTGGAGTAGGACCAGAACGAGGATATGAGTGATCAGTTGAGAAATTATCTTGTGCACATCTGAATACAAATGAATTTGTTGCAAGACCGACAGTATCACTTGTAGTTAAACCATGAGATGCTTTCGTAATTACTAAATTACCTGTTGCTGGATCGTAAGTAGCACCTGTAGGAGTAAGAGGAGAACCTCCAGTTACTGTAACAGCATTAGTTGCTGCACTGACAAATACATGTGTGTTAGACACAACCTCTGCAGTTATTACTGCACCAGTTCCTGCACCACCACCAGGACCAACATTAACAGTTATTGTATTTACATCAACGACTGTAATTGGTAAATTTGCAGATCCACCAGCTGGATCTGTTGATCTTGGATATGTGTGATTTGTTTTATGATAGTCTCTAGAACACGTAAATGTTAATGAATTTTCAACAATTTGAATATTTCCACTACTTCTACCATGATTAGGAATTGTTAATGTTAGTAATCCTGTATGAGATTCATACACTGCATTTGTAGGTGTAAATGGACCACCAGTACCAGTAATAGCACCAGGTAATGCACTTACAAATTTATGTTCGTATGCAATATCAGTTACAGCAACAGAAACTGGGTTTCTATACCCAGATCCAAATGATAAGTCTGGGAAGTATTCAAATACCGTTCCAGATCCAACATAAGCATGAGTTTGATTGCTTACTCCAATATCAGTTGTAAATGTTTTTTCTGATGCTATGCCAGTTATACTAAAAGATCTATCAGATGGAATTGTTAACGTTGGGTTAAAGACCAATCCATCAAATCTAACAAATTCATTTATTTCTCTAAATTTATGTTTCTTAGTTGTGGTGACTTCTAATTGACCTGTAGTATTGTTAAAGGAAACAGTTTGTATACCCAAAGCATCTCCTGCAGTAGCTATTCCACATACACCAACTATTGTTGATCCACCAGCACCTACAGTTGGTTTAACTTTAGCTCCTGCTAAGTTTGCAACCCCCAATCCACCAGTTGAACCTAATGATACAATCACACCACCTCTTGGTAGTTGATTTTGATTTACATCTGTATCACTAATAATCTTTTGACCA